CTTTCAAAAAATTCACAGGATTTTACACAATAGGGGGATTTTATAAAAGAAATGGAGGAAGTAAAATGAAAAGCAAACAACTTGAAGAAATATTAAAAAAGATACCAAAGGAAAAAGAAAATGAAGCTGAATTAATAGCTCAAGAGTTAAGATTTGTTTTAGAAACTACTGACAAATTAAGAAAAGATATAAAAGAAAATGGTGCAGTAGAACATTTTATTAATGGAAAACAAGATTTCTTAAGAGAAAGTCCTGCTATGATAAGTTATAACAAATTAATGAAAACATATAACACATTATATAAGAATTTACTTGATCTAATACCAAAAGAAGAAATAAATATTGATAGTGTAGAAGATATAGAGTTATATGATTAAGAATACAACTTACATAGAAGAATACTATAAATGGATATGTGATAATCCAGATAAAGTATGTAATAAAGTAAAAACAATATATAAAAGATTAGTTGAAGATTTAAAGACACCTAAAAAAGTGTCTTTTTATAATAAACTGACAAATGAAACTGAAACACATACTTATATCTTTGATATAGTAAAAGCACATAAACCAATAAACTTTATAGAAAGAATATGTAAGCAGTCAAAAGGTAAATGGTCAGGTAAATCTTTAAAATTAGAATTATTCCAGAAAGCATTTTTAGAAGCATTATTTGGTTTTGTTGATAAAGATACTGGATTAAGAAAATATAAGAAAGCAATATTTTTTGTTGCTAGGAAAAATGGTAAATCTGTATTAGATAGTGCCATTGCAACATATATGCTAACAAGAGATGATGAAGGTGGTGCTGAAATATATTCTATTGCTACTAAAAAAGAACAAGCTAAAATAGTATGGGAAGAATCAAAGAAAATGATAAGAAAAAGTCCTATACTTGCAAAAGCAATAAGATGTTTAGTAGGTGGAATATATTATGATGCAAATGATAGTTATTTTAGAGCATTAGCAAGTGATAGTAATTCATTAGATGGTTTAAATGCACATTTAGTTATAGCAGATGAATTACATGCTTGGAAGGATAAAAACCTATTAGATGTAATGTATGATAGTATGAGTGCAAGAACTCAACCTATATTACTTGAAACATCTACAATGGGAACAGTTAGACAAAATGTATTTGACATTGAATATGATTATGCAAGTCAAGTTATAGATGGAACTATACAAGATGAAACATTACTTCCAATTATCTATGAATTAGATAGTGAGGGTGAGTGGATTAATGAGGAAGCATGGTATAAAGCAAATCCAGCATTAGGTGTTATTAAATCATTAAAAGATATGAGGGAAAAAGTAGAAAGAGCAAAAGCTAATCCTATTGAACTTGTAAATCTATTATGTAAGGATTTCAACATAAGACAAACAGGATTAAATGCTTGGCTTACTTTTGATGATCTAAATAATGAAAGAATATATACTGACTGGAAGGATACATATTGTATAGCTGGTGTAGACTTATCAAGCACAACAGACTTAACTTGTGCAACTTTACTTGGTGTCAAAAACAAAGAGATAAGAATAAAGCAAATGTATTGGATTCCATCAAATATGCTAGAAAAGAAAGTTAAGGATGATAGAATACCTTATGATAAATGGTTAAAAGCTGGATGGTTAAGATTATCTGGTGATTCAAAGATAGATTATCATGATGTATCACAATGGTTTTTAGATGAAGTAAGAGAAAATGATTTAAGACCATTATATGTAGGATATGATAGTTGGAATGCTCAATTCTGGTGTGATGAAATGAAAAGTATGGGATTTAATATGGTTGAAGTTAGACAGGGTGCAAAAACAATGTCTAGTCCAATGAAACAAATGAAAGCTGATTTAATAGATAAAAAGATAAATTATAATAATAATCCAATATTAAAATGGTGTTTAAGTAATACTATTGTAAAAATGGATACAAATGAGAATATCCAACCTGACAAAGAAAAGTCAAGACAAAGGATAGATGGTGCAGTAAGTTTAATTGATGCTTACTGCATTTTTGTTGAAAAACAACAGGAATATTTGAATTACATAAGTGAGGAGGTATGAAATGGAAAAGAAAAGTTTATTTAGTAGAATATTTGGTAATGATAAAGATACATCAGCACCATCACTTGCAACAAGTTTTCAATTACTAGATGATTATAAAGCAACTTTTACCACTTTTAAGGGCAATATAGAAGATGATATAACTGTTAGGGCATGTGTAGATACTATCGCAAGAAATGTTGCTAAAATGCATCCTAAACACATTAGAAATGGCAAAGAAAACTATGAAGTATTAAAAGATAATGTTTATAGAATACTTGCTAAAAAACCAAACGAATTACAAAATGCTTATCAATTCTATTATCAAGTAATTAGTGATTTAGAATTATACAATAATTCATATATTTATATTCAAAGGGATGAAAACTATAAATTAACAGGATTATATCCATTAAGTTATAGAACAATTAAATTATATGAGTATCAAGGCAAATTATATGTTCAATTCAAATTTGGAAATAGTAAAGAAAGATTTGTTGCATATAATAACTGCATACATTTAACAAGATTTACAAGTGAAGATGGTTTATATGGTGGCAATAATATACCAATATTAAAAACATTAAAAATAAAACATGTATTAGATGAAGGTATTGTTAATGCTATTAAAACTACATCTGCTATTAAAGGTTTAGTAAAAACTACTCAATCAATGTTAAAACCAGAAGATGTTAAGAAGATGCGAGATCAATTTGTAGATGACTTTGTTAGAAATGCTGATGATTCAGGTATTGGTGGTTTAGATGCTACAACTACATTTACACCTATTAATATTGAACCTAAAACAGCAGATAAAGACCAAGTTAAAGCATATGATGAAAAAGTATTATCTTACTTTGGTATAAATGAAAATATTATTCAAAGTAAATATACAGAGGATGAGTGGTCAGCATTTTATGAAAGTGTGCTTGAACCAATAGGATTACAAATGTCATTAGAATTTAGTAATAAGATATTTACACCAACTGAAACATATTTTGGTAATGAAATTGTATTTGAAAGTAATAGATTACAATATGCAAGTAATAATACAAAGATTAATTTATTAAGATATGCAAATAATATAATGAGTATTAATGAATTAAGAGAAGTATTTAATTTATCACCTATTGAAAGTGGTGAATCAATACTTATTGACCAAAACCATACACAAACATTAGATGATATTAATGAGGAAGGAGGTAATGAAGAAGATGAAGGAAATTAGAAAACTAGATATGCAATTTAGAGCTGAAAATACTGAAGATGGAAAAATGGAAATCAAAGGTTATGCAGCAGTATTCAATAGTCCTGAAACTTATTCATATACTGAAGTAATAAGTGATAGGGCATTTGATGAAGCAGATATGAGTGATGTAGTATTAAGATATAATCATAATGATTCATTTATGGTATTAGCAAGAACTAGAAATAAAAGTTTAGATCTAAAAGTAGATGAAAAAGGTTTATATATGGATGCTAGATTACAAGATGATATAACTGAACATAAAAACATATTTAATGCAATTAAATCAGGATTAATTGATAAACAAAGTTTTGCATTTGTAGTTGAAGAAGATGATTATGATTATGATACAGATACAAGAACTATTACTAAAATTGGTAAAGTATTTGATGTATCTGTTGTAGATCAACCTTTTTATAATGCTACTGATGTAAGTATTGCAAGAGATATGGATAATAATGAGTTCTTAACTAAAAGAGATGAATTAAGAAAAGAACATGAAGAAAAAGTTGCTTTAGAAGAAAAGAGAAAAGCAATATTAGAAAAATTAGGTTAATACAACTGAAAAAGTGTCTGGAATAGATGCTTTTTTATTTACTGGAATAGTATAAAAGTTGTTTTAATAAATGCTGGAATAGCAATAATAGACTTTATATTTAGTCTTTAAAGAAAATAAATAAATAAAGGAGGACAAAATGACTAGACTAGAAGAAATTGAAGCTAGAAAAGTTGAAATTAGGGAAGAAGTTGAATCAACAGAAGAAGTTGAAAAACTTGATGAACTAAACAAAGAAGTTGATGCTCTAAATGAAGAAGCAGAGCAAATAACTGAAACTCAAGAAGAAGAAGTTGTTGCTGAATCTTTAGAAGAACAACCTGAAGTAAAAGCAATGGCAAAAGAAGTTTCTATTGAAGAAAAGAAGGAGGATTTTAATATGGAAACAAGAAACACAAAAGAATATATTGATGCTTTCGCAGAATATATTAAATCTGGTAAAGATGATGAAGTAAGAAGTCTATTAACTGAAAATGTTAGTGGAACAATAGCAGTTCCTGAATTTGTATTAGATGAAGTTAAGACTGCTTGGGATAATAATGAATTATTATCATTAGTTAGAAGAACAAATGTAAAAGGAAATTTAAAAGTTCAATTTGAAATTTCTGGAAGTGATGCAGTTGTTCATACTGAAGGTGCTTATGCTGTAAGTGAAGAAGAATTAGTAGAAGGAATAGTAGAACTTGAACCAGTTTCTATTAAGAAATGGATTTCAATAAGTGATGAAGTTATGGATTTAAGAGGTGAAGCTTTCTTAAGATATATCTATAATGAATTAACTTATAGAATTGCTAAAAAAGCTGCTGATGAATTAATTGGTAAAATTACTACTTTAACTGATACTGCATCAAGTTCAGCACCTGCTGTTGGTGTTATAACAAAAGCTCCTGCTATGGATACTATTGCAACAGCTATTGCTAACTTAAGTGATGAAGCTACAAATCCAGTTATAGTTATGAACAAATTAACTTATGCTGCATTTAAAACTGTTCAATATGCTAATAGTTATGGTGTAGATCCATTTGAAGGATTAAAAGTTGTATTCAATAACACATTACCTGCATATAGTGCTGCATCAACTAATGATATCTATATGATAGTTGGTGATTTTGGTGAAGGTGCTATTGCTAACTTCCCAGCTGGTGAAGGAATTGAAATTAAAGTTGATGAACTTTCAAGAAAGAAAGAAGATTTAGTTGAGATTCTAGGTAGAGAATTTGTTGCTTTAGGTGTAGTTGCAAATAAAGCATTTGTTCAAGTTAAAAAACCATCAGGTGTTTAATATAATTTAAAAGAAAGAAGGTTAGACTATGCTTGAAAAATTAAAAATGATAGAAGGCATAAATCATAATGATTTTGATGATGTTATTAATCTATGGTTAGATGCTGCAAAATTAGATCTAAAAAGTATTGGCATAGTCAGTGCTTTAGTTGATAATCCAGATAATCTAATTGAAACTGCAATAATGACTTATGTATTAAGTTTTTTAGATGTTGATAATGCAGATATGTATTCAAAGAGTTATTCTTTGCAAAAGGATGTATTAAGACATCTAACTGAATATATAGAGGAACAAAATGGAATATAGTGAAATAATTTATTTATTAACTGAAAGTATAGGGGAAGATGCAATTGGTAATCAAGTATCTTCCCTTACTTCTTCCAAAAAATGTTATGCTAAAACTCAAAGTGTAAGAACTAATGAATTTTATAGTGCTGTTCAAACAGGATTAACACCATCCATTGAATTTGTTATAAAAAAACTAAATTATAATGGTGAACATCACATTAAATGGAACAATGAAGAATATCAAGTAATAAGAATAGTAGAACCAAAGAATAAATTTGACATAGTTTTAGTATGTTCTAAAAAAATAGGAAATGAAGAAGAACAACCTTATAGATATCTCTAATATACTTAATGAATATTCACAAGATATTCAAGATGGTATAACTCAAGCTGCAGAAGATATTGCAAAAGATGGTGCAAATGAATTAAAGGCAAAATCACCTAAAAGAACAGGTAAATATAGTAAAGGTTGGAGGGTAGATAAAAGAAGTGGAAAAGGATTTGTTCATACTACAATATATAATGCTACCAACTGGCAACTTACTCATTTGTTAGAAAAGCCACATTTATTAAGAAATGGTAAAAAATCAACACCAATAGTTCATATTGAACCAGTAGAAGAAAAATGTATTAATAATTTCAAGAAAACAGTTGAAAAAATAATACAAAAAGGAGGCTATTAATGATAGAACATAAAGATTTATTTGATTTACTAAAAACATTAGATATTCCTGTTGCTTATGACCATTTTGATAGTGATAAGCAAATACCATTACCATTTATAGCATATAGAGAACAAGATTTAGATACATTTAGGGCTGATGGTATAACATATTATCAATTCTATAATTATGAGATAGAACTTATTACAGCAAAAAAAGAAGTTGCTTTAGAAAGAAGATTAGAAGGATTATTAACAAATAATAAAATCCCTTATGATAAGACTGAAGAAGTCTGGGATAATGATGAAAAAATATATCATATTTTTTATGAAATATAGGAGGTATAAAATATGGCAAACAATAAAGTTAAATTTGGTTTATGTAATGTTGTTATGGCAAAAATGAACGTTGCTAATGATGGAACTATTACTTATGACTCACCAATATCTGTGCCAGGTGCAGTTAATTTATCATTAGAACCTCAGGGTGATACTAATGATTTTTATGCTGATAATATTATTTATTTCAGTTCAACTGCTAATCAAGGTTATGAAGGTGATTTAGAAATAGCTTTAATACCAGATGCAATAAGAACTGCTATAATGGGTGAACATAAAGACACAAATGATGTTTATATTGAAACATCTAATGATAAATTTGAAAACTTTGCATTTGGTTTCCAAATTGAAGGTGACCAAAAAGCAAGAAGATATTGGTATTATAATTGTTCTTTAACAAGACCTAATACAGAAGGTTCAACTATTGAAGCAAGTAAAGAACCTAAAACTGACACATTAAATATTAAAGCAATGCCAAGATCTACTGATAAAAAAGTAAGAGTATTTATTGAACCTACTGATGATAATACAGCAGTTTATAATGCTTTCTTTGATTCAGTTTATGAATCACAAATGTCAATTTAATAGATAGTAAAAAGAACCTTACTTTAATTAGTAGGGTTTTTTTTAAAATCTATTAAAAGGAGGGAAAATATATGGCAAAAAGAATACAGGGAATTACTATTGAAATTGATGGTAATACAACCAAATTAGAAAGTGCTTTAAAAAATGTTAATAAGACATTATATAGTGTTAATAGTGAGTTAAAAGCAACAGAAAAAGCATTAAAATTAGATCCTACTAATACAGACCTTATAAAACAAAAAATGCTGTTGTTATCAAAAGCAATTCAAGAAACAAGTGAAAAATTAAAAACATTAAAAGAAGCACAAAATCAAATGAAAGCTAAAGGCATTGATGAGAATAGTGAGCAATTTAGAACATTAACTAGAGAAATATCTAAAACTGAATCTAGTTTAAAAGATTTAAAAAGTAAACAAGACAGTATTAATGGTAAAGGATTTAATGAAATTGCTGAAAATGCTGACAAAGCAGGTAAAAGTGCTTTAAAACTTGGTGATATTATAAAAGCAAATTTAATTAGTAGTGCTGTTATTAATGGTGTAAAATCACTTGGTAGAGCATTTAGCACATGTGGTGCAGCATTAAAAGAGTGGGGTGTTATAGCTGCTAATGTTGAAGAACAAGAGCAAAAATTTAGAACAGCATTAAAAAATACTACTGATGCAACTGAAGAAGATATACAAGCATATGTAAAACTTGCAGAAGCTAAAGAAAAAAATGGTGTTGTATCAAAAGCAGCCATTTTAAATGGTTATCAAGAATTAGCAACATATACTACTCAAAAGGAATCAATAGAAGCATTAACTGATGCAATGCTTGATATGACAGTTCAACAATATGGTATGAATGCTAGTGAAGAACAAACATTATCAATTGCTACTAGATTAGGTAAAGCTCTATCAAATGGTGATTATTCAGGACTTGCTAAAATGGGGTATTATTTTACTGATGCTGAAAAGAAAGCCATGAAATATGGAACAGAAGAAGATAGAGTTAATGCATTACTTGAAGCAATAACTGCTTCAGTTGGTGGTATGAACGAGGCATTAGCACAAACTAATGAAGGTAGTTTAAAAGTAGCAATATCATATTTAGATGATATGAAAGAAAGTTTAGGTGGATTATTTAATGATCTAAAAGGAAGAATAGCAAAAGAATTTCTACCTGAAATACAAGAAATATCAACAGCTCTTCAAGATATGGTTAGTGGTAATACAAGTATTGAAGATGGATTAAGTAAAATAGGTGATTCAATAAATTCAGCATTACAGAAAGTAATAGAAAAATTACCTATGTTGTTAGAATTAGGTGTTCAAATACTAACTAAAATTGTTGAAGGAATTATTCAAGCATTACCTCAAATAATAACAGCAGTTAATAAAATAATAAAATTTTTAATTGAATTTATAGGTAAGAACTTACCAAAATTAACAAAAGCAGTAAATGAAATAATACTTGAATTAGCAAAAGTAATTATTGAAAATTTACCAGTTTTAATTGAAACAATTGCAACATTAATAAATGAATTAACTATACAACTTAATGAATATTTACCATTATTTATAACTGCTGCTGTTAATATAATACTTGCATTAGCAAAAGGGTTAATAAAAGCTATACCAACATTAATTGAAGCTATACCAGAAGTTATAAGTTCATTAGTTGCTGCATTATTAGATCCAGAAATGCTAACAATGCTACTTATGGCAGGAATTGAATTAACAATAGAATTAGGTAAAGGATTAATTAAAGCAATACCTGATTTATTATTATTAGTTCCTAAAATAATACATGAAATATTAAAAACATTATCTAATTTAATAGTTAATACAAATTGGAAACAATTAGGTAAAAATATTTTAAATGGTATTTTAAATGGATTAATTGATTTTGGTTCAACTGTTAAAAATACTATAACTAAATTAGGTAAAAAAATTACAAATGAAATTAAATCATTTTTTGGTATTCACTCACCATCAACATTAATGGAAGATGAAATAGGAACAAACTTAACAGCAGGTATTGTTGAAGGTATGGAAAATGGAATACCAAGTGCTATAAAAGAAGTTAATAGAGCTATGACTGATCTAAACAATGGAATACAAGCAAGTGTTAATCCTACAATTAATCCAACTGCTAATAGTAATCCTTTATATATAACAATAGATAAATTCTATAATAATAGAGATACAGATATTCAACAATTAGCTCAAGAATTAGAATTTTATAGAAAAAATGCAGCATTAGCAAAAGGAGGTATGTAAGATGATAAAGTTTAAAGGTTATGATTTAAAAACTAAAGGCATTATTGTTGAAGAAATACCTAAAATACAAAAAGCAAAAAAAAGAATTGATACTTATGAAATATATGGTAGAAATGGTTTTTTATCAGTAGATAATAATACTTATGATAGTTGGCAATTAAATGTTCAATGTCATATAGCTGATACTGCTAATATGGATGATATTGCAAAATTTTTAGATGGATATGGCACAATATCATTTGATGGTGTAAAACAATCAACAGCAATAGTAAATAATAATATAGAATTTAACGAAATAGTTAATTCTGGATTTAAAAAATTTATGTTAGGATTTTTAGTTAATCCTATATTTGAAGATATAACAGCAACTGATAAAACAATTACATTTACATTATCAAATGCTATGTATAAATATGACTGGAATATAACACCAAATTATAGAATATATCCTGATGAAATAGAAATAAATATATCAAGTGATACTGATTTTTATTTTAATGGTAGAAAATTTAGTTTAAAATCAGGACATTATTTTTTAGACTGCAAAATGAAAGAAATAACTGATTCTAATGGTGTAAATAAATCAGACAAAATGAGTGGTGATTTTCCTTATATAGATTCTGCTACTGAAATAAAATGCAGCACAAATCCAACAACATTTAAAGTTAAATATAGAAACACATATTTAGTGGGGTGATTAAATGAAAATTTATAGTTTAAATACCACTGATTTTAGCAATAATGGTTATGGATTCTTAACTGATGTAATAAGTGCTGAAGTAAAAGAAGAAATTAATGGTGAATATACATTAACAATGGAATATTTACTAAATGGACATTTAGCTGAATATTTAGAAAGAGAAAACATAATTGTATGTAGGGTTGCTGATGGAACAGAACAACCATTTAGAATTAAATACATAGAAAGAAATTTTAAAACAATTAATGTCATTGCTTATCATATAAGTTATGATTTAGGTGATGATTTAGTAATAAATACAGCACCTACAAACTTAACTGCTCAAGCATTTGGTAGGTGGGTGCTAAATAACTCAACAACACATGCACAATTATATACATTTAATAGTGATATAACAGCAACAGCAAGTGCAAGATACATTAGAAAAAATGTATTAGAGTGTTTTATGAGTGATGAAGATAATTCAATGCTTAATAAATTTAAAGGTGAATTTAAAAGAGATAATTATACAATAACTTATAATACTAGAATAGGACAAGATACTGGTGTTAAGTTATTAGTTGGTAAAAATATAAATGAAATAAATATAACAATTGATGATACTGGATTATTTACAAGAATAGTTCCTGTTGGTTATGATGGATTAACAATACCTGAAATATATGTTGATAGTATATTAATTAATAATTATCCATTTCCAAAAGGATGTATAGCAAAATTTGAAGATATAAAATATGATGAAACTGGTGAAGATCCAGATGCATATAGTGATATAAATGATTTTTATGATGCTTTAAGAGCAGCTGCTAATCAAATGTTTACTGATGGGGTAGATAAACCATTAATTAATGTTGATATAGACTGGTTAGATTTAGCAAAAACAAAAGAATATGAAAATTATACTTCACTTGAAACAATAAGATTAGGTGATACATTAACTTGTGATATGGGTGATTTCCAATATACAACAAGAGTAATTGCAACAACATATAATGTATTATTAGATAGAATAACTAATTTTGAAATAGGTAAACCAAAAGCAAGTTATGCTACTCAAGCAAATGCTACTATACAAGAATTAAGTGAAGTAGATACAAGTAATCTATTAGAACAAGCACAACAAAATGCAAGTAATTTATTAAAAGATGCAATGACAGGTTATATATACTTTGATTATGATAATGGTAATTTATATATAATGGATAATCCAGATCCAGATGATGCTGTAAAAGTGTGGAGGTGGAATCTTAATGGTTTAGGATACTCAAGCACAGGTATCAATGGAACTTATGGATTAGCAATAACAATGGATGGTTCAATAGTTGCTGATTATATAACAACAGGAACATTAAATACAGCTGTTATTCAGGGATATGATAGTTTAGTTTCAACTGTTGAAAATATAGAAGATTTATTATTAGAAGAAAGTGGAACAGGTGCATTAACATATGAAAATGCATCAAGAAATACACCATATTATATGCAAATATATCCAACTGCAACAGATATATCATATACTTATCCATCTAATAATTTATATCCATCTAATACAACATATATGCAAACTAGAACATTAAGGTTTACAAATGATAATACACATGAAACATTTGATTATGAATTACCATGTGATTTACTTTATTATGATAGTTCACATTATGATACATTAACAATTGATGGTGAAACATTAACTTGTATTAAAACTAAAATGGTAGATTATGATTCAAGCGGAAACAAAATAACAATACCAGCTGAATCAATTAGTTATCCATTTGTATTAATCAATTTAACTGAAGGTGATTATTCAGTTGATTTTATTTCTTACAATGATGTTTATAAAAATATAAAATTAATAAGAAAAAATGATATAACTGATTTATTTGCTAGTTCAGTATATGCAGAATCAAAAATACAACAAACAAAAAATGAAATTGATTTACAAGTTCAACAAAAAGTTAGTGATAATGAAATAATTGCAAAAATAAATTTAGCTGTTGATGAAGGACAGGGTGTAATTGATATAAAAGGTAATCAAGTTAAAATAACAAGTGATTACTTTACTTTAGATGAAACAGGAAGAATAGAAGCAACATCAGGTGATATTGCTGGATTTGAAATGACACCAACAAGATTTGAAAAAGATTTTGTAATAAGATATAACTTTACACAAACTGATTTGGATAAATTAAGAAATTATCTTACTGGTGTAGGAACATTAACTGAAGATGAAAAAGAATTATATGATATAAATGGTGATGGTAGATTATCTGCTGGTGATTATTCACTAATGAGGTCTTTAATAAATGGAACTTATGATTCAAGTGGGGAACAAATAATTAGAGGAACTTTAATATTAGATAGTGCTGATACAAAAGGATTAGTTAAAATATATAATGCAAGTAAAAATACTTATCACACTAGAGTTGGTTTATTTTCTATAAGAACATCAAGTTTAAATACAGGAACAATTTTATGTGATACTATGGATGCTAACAATGTATATTTAACTGATGAAGATGATGATTATGCAGTAGATATTACTTCAAACAATGGAATAACATTAAGAGCAGGTGGAAGCACAAAAGTATCAGCAGATATAGCTACTGGAACAGTTAGTGCTATGAATTTTGTAAACTGGTCTAGTGAAGAAAAGAAAAAGAATATTAAGAAATTAAATAAAGCATTAGATATAATAAAACAAGCTGATATATATTCATATAATTGGAAAGATGAGCAAAAGAGTGAAAAAAAACATTATGGTTTAGTAATAGGTGATGAATATAATACACCAGATGAGTTTAAATCAAGTGATAATAAAGGAATAGATATATATGCAACTTTATCAATTTGTTTACAAGCAATAAAAGAACAACAAGAGCAAATAGATGAATTAAATAAAGAAATTAAAAAGTTAAAGGAGGTTAATAAAAAATGACAAAAATAACTTTTAAAGATTTACCAGATACATCAACACCATTAAATGCTAATAATTTAAACACATTACAAGATAATGTAGAAGCTGCAATACCAACATTAGATAATGCAGTAAGCACAAGTTCAACAAATGGGGTTGAAAACCAAGCAATAACAAATTATGTTGATGAAAGTATAAGTGGTGATCTAATTGTAGATAGTATAAGAACAAAAAATTTGTTTAATAAAAATACTATTGTAGCAGGTGATATTACAGGTAATTCACCAACAATAAGATTATCAAGCAGACAACCAATTTGGCTAGAAGCAGGAACATATACTTTTAGTTGTAATTTAACAAGCCCTTTTAGATGGAGCTTAAATGTGCAAAATGTTGGAACACCACCATTATCATCTTATGCAACATATAGTTATGATAGTGGATGGTTAGCATATACAACAACTTCACATACATTTACATTAACAACAGCAGGTTGGTTATGCTTAATGATAAGTAAAGAAGATAATGTTGCTTTAACTGTTGATGAAGTAAAAGGGTTTAATTATCAGCTAGAAGTTAATAATACTGCAACAACATATAAACCATATCAAAATTTAGATAATGAAAATGATTTATATATGGATAGAGAAGTAAAAATAGGTAATTTTATGGGTAAACCTTTATACAGAAAAGTGTTTATATTTGATACTACAAATAATATGAATTTAGAAGAAGCACATAACATACAAAATATAGATAAATACTATGTAAATAATGGTGTATCATGTTTATATGGAAATAATGAAAGTTTACCTATTAACTGGTATTGGTCATCAAGTGATTATGCAAGAGGTTGGATGAACTCTACAAAATTAAGATGGAGATGTCCTGCTAATGTTGGTAGTAGAAAATTATATATGGTAGTAGAATATACTAAAACAACTGACTAGGAGGTAAACAATGGATCTAGAGAGAAGAATAGAAAAACTAGAAGAAAAGCAGGAAAAACTTGAAGATAGGATTACTTCTATTCTTCAAGAAATATCACAATTTAAACCTATATTAGAACAAATAAAAGATAGCATAGATAAATTAAGTGAAAACTCTATTGATAAAGACAGAGTTGAAAAGCTTGAAACTAAAGTTCAAGATTTAGAAAAAGAAATTCAAGAAGAAACTGTTAATAAAAAAGCAAAATTATTTGAAGAAATTGCTAAATATGTTATAATCACTTTATTAGGTGGTGTATTAGGGTATTTCCTTAATATGTTTTTAAAGTAGGTGTAAAATGGAAAAAGATATGATAGAGTTAGAAAAGAAAATAACTCATAATGAAAAGATAATTGAAAAAAATGCTGTAAAGATAGATAACATAATGAACAAACTTGAAACAAATACAAGTAGAATACAAGCAAATAGTATTGCTTTAGATATATTAAAAGATTATAAGAAAGAAAGAGATAGAGCTTATATAGTGATTCTTATATTACTTGCAATAGTAATTATGTTATCATCAATAGTTATTTACCATCATTGGGCATTATGATAACATTAAACTTCTTTGAATTTACAAAAACTGATTATGACTACATTGTTAAAGAGTGTATGTTAGATGAAGAATACCAAAAATTATTAGAATATAAAATTAAAGGGTATTCTATTACAAAAATGGCACAATTACTTAATGTTAGTGAAGGAACAATAAGTGTAATGGTAAATAAGCTGAAAAAGAAAATTAAAAAAATCTTATAATATTTTTAGAATTTTATATATAAAGACTTTGGAAAAATCATAAAATCCAAAGTCTTTTTTTTGTTGCATAATTATATGTGAAAGGAGGTATATTATGTCAAAATTAAGTGAGTTCCACAGAAAGAATAGTTTTGAATATATTTCTTTTCTTATTAATAAACTATTGGATAAGATTAAGGAGGTAGAAGATGTATAATCCACAAATGTATTATAACAAGATAGATAATCAAATTAGAGAATTAGAAGCTATGAAAGGTCAAATCCCTCAACCTATTACACAAAATTTTCAATTATCTGGAAATAACATTATTTATGTTGATTCCATTGATGAAGTAGAAAAAACATTTATAGTTAATGATACACCATTTTTTAGTAAGGATTTGAGTATATTATGGTTAAAAAAATCTAATGGATCTATAAAGACTTATGAATTAAATGAGATAGTGCAAAAGGATGAAAAAGATTTAAAAATAGAATATTTACAAGCACAAATTGATGAATTAAAGAAAGGAAATAAATATGAATCCAACACAAATACTAATGGTTCAACTGCAAAACCAATTAAAGAGCAGAAATCCTAAATTATATCAACAATTTATAGAAATGCAAAAGAAAAATCCAAAAGAAGTATTAAATGAACTTACTAATGGATATACAGAAGAACAAAAAGAAGAATTTATTAAATATATACAAAGTTTTTGAATTAGTCCAGAACAAATAAAACAATATGGTATCAACTCTAAATAGAGGTTGATATAGATTAGCAAGAAAGGAGGAAAATAATGGACATGAATAACACAGGAATAGTTCCTACAATGCCTATTGGTGGTGGATTTGGTGCTGATGGCATTTGGATAGTTATTTTATTAGCTCTTATGTTTGGTGGAAATGGTTTTGGTTTTGGTGGTAATGGTTATAATAACTTTGCTACTACTGAATATGTATCTAATGAATTTACACAAAGAGATATTAATTCAGGATTCCAAAATACAAATAACTTATTAACAAGTGGTTTCCAAGCAGTTAATACAGGTATTCTAGAAAATAGATATGCTGCTGAATTATCTGCATCAAATACACAAAGGGATATATTACAACAAACAAATGAATTAAATACTAACTTACTTACTTCAAACCTAACTGCTCAAGCCAAAATGGATGAGTGTTGCTGCAATTTAAAATCTCAAAGCATTGAAAACACACAAAAAATATTAGATGCCCTTAATCAAAATACTATTGATAGTTTAAGAAGTGAAGTAAATGACCTTAAAAATACTATTACAGCTAATGGTATTGGTTCAAGTATTGTAAATCAAATTAGACCTTATCCTACACCTAGTTATTTAGTATCTAGTCCATATCAAAGTATCTATAATGGGTTTTATGGATCTAATTGGTATGGCAATACAATAGTTTAATATTATTAAGCATAAAGTCCATGACAAACTCTTTTGAGAACTTGCTAATTTTATGAAGTGGACTTGTTCCACTTCTTTTTAATGAAAGGAGAATATATGATACAAAGTGTTCAAGAACAAGAATTAGTATTAGTTTCTAATACTGCACCTATAACATTTAGTGATACTGATTTAAGAACAGGAAGTGCTAACTGCTTTAATGGTTGGTTAAATCATAATGAAGGTTCTGCACAATTTAATTTAGTTTCAGGTGGAATATATGAAATAGATTTTAATGCAAATATTACAAGTGCTACTGCTGGTGTAGTAGGTGTTGCTTTATTTGCTGATGGGGTTGAAGTAAATGGAAGTGAAGCTGATGCAGTAGTAAATGCTGCAAATGAATATGCAAATGTTTCTATTAAAAAGTATTTAAGGGTATGTGGTAGAGGTAGTGTATCTTTATCAATAAATAGTATTCCTACAATTAATACAACAGAAACTGAAATTCCTACAATAAAAAATGCTAATATAGTAATTAGAAGGTATGCTTAATGGAAGATAAGATATGTAATTTTAAACATTATTTAAAACAAACAATGGATTTATTAGAAGATGCTTATAAATGGAAAACAATGGCAGATGAGTGTGATAATCCTGAAATGAAACAAAAATATATGTCAGTAAGCAATACATTATATGATATGTTTATGATAGAACATAATAATATTGGTAAAATGTTTAAAGGTGAATAAAAAAAGACTTATTACAAGTCTTTTTTATTTGAATAATTTTTCAAAAGTATTTTTGCCACAAATACCATCATCATCTAGTCCATTGTTTCTTTGAAAGTTGCATACTTGATTTATAGTTGCATCTTTATAAACACCATCAAGGAATTTTAAATAATAACCTCTGCAATATAATTCACATTGAGCAGTCCAAGTAATCCATCCTTCTGCACCATATCTTAATGATATACATTTTGATTTAGTTGCTGGTCCAAAAATACCATCTACAACAAGTCCTGCATTAAATTGTGTATTTAACTCCATTTGAAGTGCTTTTACAAGACCTTTATTAGTGGCTGGTCCATATATACCATCTACTACTAAATTTGTATTATAGTGCTTATTTAATGTTTCTTGAATATATCTAATTTGTGCATCTCCTGTTGGAGTAGGTTCTGGTTGTGGATTTGTTGGATTAACTATAAAACCTCTAAATGAGTAATTAGTTCCCATTCCCCATCTTCCATTATCATTAGTTCTTGTTTTATTATAAAAAGCAGAACCACCATATGCAGATTCACTTGTAAATACTTGATTATTATTATCTATTCTTTCAACAATAGCAACATGACCAGCTAAACTTCCTTTACCTTCCCATACCATTATTCCACCTAAAGTAGGAGTAGATGATATTTGAAGTCCATAACCTTTTGCTTTTTCAATAAAGTTTTCAGCATTACATATTAACTGATATTCTATTTTGTCTTTACCTATTATTTCAGCAAATCTTCCATTAGCATAACCTACACAGTTTGCAAGTACATTAGCACCTGATTTAGTAGGGTTTCCTTGAATTGCTTTATTCCATCCACCTTTACCAGTAGTAATATAATACTTATTGTTGTTTGGACAAACAGTTCTTATTTTCATTATTTTTCTCCTTTCTCTAATTGTTTGTAATAATTGCGACTTGATATACCTAAAATAATATTTAAAGCAGTATCAACAGCCATAATTGTTGCACCTATTTCTTCTCCATAAGGTAATCCCCATATTTTAAATATAGTGATAACCATAGTAGCAAGTGCAGGTAATACATATCTAGCAATATACTTCAATGCATCATAAACTTTATTATTCATAATTCAACCTCCTTTCCTATAAATAAATCTATTTTCACATCTAATCCACATCTATTTTGATTAAAAATTAGTGAAAATAATTGCTAATGAATAGGGTTAATTCCCTTTATTTATAAGGTTTTATGAAATAACAAATATTAATTGATAGTTCCCCTCCGTCGCTACCAATATGTTAATTTACGTTGATTTATCAACGTTTTTTTATTTTCACATCTAACATGACATCTAATTTACTTACATTTTATCATAAATTATCTAATAAATCAATTATCTCATTTTGTGCAGTTGGAAACAAATGCATATAGGTTTTTTGCATTACACCAACACTATGCCCCATCCTAGAAGAAAGCATTAAAAAGAACTTTGTTGTATCAGTTTGTCCTGATTTAATGTATTCATTTATTAATAATGATATATGACTATGTCTAAATTCATGTAATGTAATTTCATGAACACCTGATTCTTCAAAATATTTATGTTTATATCTATTAATAGTAGTTAATGGCAAATGTATAGATCCACCAAAGATAAACCAAGTATTTTTAAAATCAGTATATTTTATTTGTTCTTGATAATATGAGTAAAGCTCTTGTTTTAGGGTTTTACTCATTTTTATTGTTCTGTTGATATTGTTTTTAGTAGAAGTAATAGTATATTCTCCTTTAATTGAATATAATGTTTTATTAATTCTAATTTCATTTGTATTAAAATCTATATCATCCCAGTTTAAAGCAAGTATTTCACCAATTCTTGCACCAGTATAATATAGAGTAATAAAAAAGGTATGCCATAAAGGATTATCAACTACTGAAATAAATTTATCAAATTCATCTTTAGTAATATATCTAATCTTATTTTCATCCTTAATTACTTTATCTTTTTTAAGTTCAAATCTTCCATAAGTAGCAACAGGGTTGTATTCTAATCCATAGTTTTTAATGCCATAATCAAAGATACTTTTAAATAAATGTTGTATTTTATTCAAATATTCTAGTTTATAGCCATTTTTAAGCATATTTTCAGCCCATTTTCTTATATCTTGGGTATTTATACTATTTATATAAGAACTTTTAAAATAAGGGTATATATGCTTGTTATAATCTTTTATATAAGTATAGACAGTTGACTGTTTCCTAGTTTCTTTAATATATTCAAAATATTCATCTGCAACTAAATCAAATCTTTTATTAACAGGATTATCATTTTTTAATATAAATTTTGATTCAGCTTTAGCACACTCTTCCTTTGTTAAATACTTCTTTGAAGTATATTGAACACCATTTTTACACTTTCTAAAATAATAACATCTACCATCTTTAGTAGGATTACCTTTGTATATCATTTTTAAAACCTCTTAAATCACTATTTACTAACTCATCTATTGATATTCCAAGATAATTACTTATTATTGCAACATCTTTTAATGTAATTAATCTTTCACCAGAACACCACATTGAAATTAAACTTTTACTTTTATGTCCAGTAATTTTTAAAATTGTTTTTACTGAAATGATATTACTATTAATTAAATATTTTAAATTGTTTGCAAATGTTTGCTCAATGTTATTCTTGTGAATCATGTTCTTTTACTCTCTTTTCTATTATAAATCTTATTGTATCTTTATCATCATCAGTTAATAATTCTTTGTTTTGTATAAATAATTCTTCTAATTCATCAAAAATTAAATCTTCATTTTTTATATCTTTATATACCAAATCTGCAATAGGTATTCCAAAAATATTAGCAATAGAAATAACATTACCCACAGTTGGTTCAAAATCACCAGTTTCCCATTTTGAAATTGTTGATCTATCTATTTTTAATTTATCTGCAAGTTCTTGTTGAGATATTTTTTTAATTGTTCTTAAATATTTTAAATTTTTATTAAAAAACTTGTTCATACTATACACCTTCTATCATCTTATGTCTTTATTTTATCATATAAAAACAGGTTTACAATATAAAAAGTGAAAAATTTAACATTTTGTATTGACTTTGTGAATTATTTCACTTATAATGAAATTAGCATAGAGGAGGTAAACAATGAAGATAGATGGAAAATTAGTAGGTAGAGAATTAAAAGCATTAAGAATTAAAAATAATCTTACTGCTGAAGAAGTATGCAATAATATAAGTGTAAATAGAACTTCATTATATAAATATGAAAAAGATGCAAGTGATATTAAATATAAAACATTTGAAGAAATGTTAAACTTCTATGGAATTAATCCTGCTATTTTTTTTAAAATGTTAAGTGAATATATTCACACAAAGGAGGAATAAAAAAATGAGCAAATTATATTTAACAGCTCAAGATCTACAACAAATGATTCCAAATTTAACATATGCAAATGCAATTAAATATATAAATGATGCTAGAAAGATAATGCAAGAAAGGAATTATTTAATTCCAATTGCAAGACCAAAAGTTGCATTAACAAGCATTGTATTTGAAATGTTAGGAATTAAGGAGGTAGATAAATGAGCATAAAAAAAGACCTGATACAAAAATGAAAGGGTTTGTATCAGGCAATACATTAGCAGCATATAAAAATATATGCAACTTAATTATAACACATTTTATTTAGAAAGGGAAATAAATATGAAAAAGAAAAGGAAATTAAAAAAATGGGTTGTTTGGTTATTAAGAATTTTATTTATATTAGCATTTATAGTTGCAGCAAGTGATGGTGGAACTATGGAACAATTTGTTATTTCACATATTATAGCAGGAATAATTTTAATGAGTTCTGGTTATATTCTTATTAAAAATATGGAGGTTGAATAATGAAACAAAATAGTCAAATTATAGATGTTTTAAAACATTTAAAAACTTATGGATCTATTACTTCCATAGAAGCATTTGAATACTATGGAATAACTAGATTATCAGGAATTATATATAGATTAAGAAATGAACAAGATTTAGAAATTATAACAGAAAATAAAACTAAAAAAAATAGACATGGGAATATATGTAATTATGCTATTTATCATTTAGCAAGATAGGAGGTTATTATGGCAACAAGTAGAAAATATTACTGGATAAAACTAAAAACAGACTTTTTTAATGAGGATACAATAGACTTTTTATTATCACAAGAAAATGGATGTGAATATGTTGTTTTATATCAAATGTTATGTTTACAAACAGCAAACAATGAGGGCGTAATGGCAACTAAAACTAATGAAATGTTGATTCCTTATGATATTAAAAAAATAACAAGAGATACTAAATACTTTGAATATGATACTGTTGCTGTTGCATTGGAATTATTCAAAAAATTAGGACTTATTTATGAAGAAAAAAACAAAGTATTAAAAATAACTGATATTGATAAAATGATAGGTTGTGAAACTGCTTGGGCAGAGAAAAAAAGAATATATAGAGAAAAGCAAAAAATGATAGGACATCAAAAGGACAATGTCCTAGAAGATATAGATATAGAGAAAGATATAGATATAGAGATAGATAAAGATATAAATAATAATAAAAATAAAATAAATAAAAAGGAGGACAAACCAGAGATTTTTGAATATGACTGGTTAAATGATAATGATTAAAGAAAAATTATTAAATTATTTAGAAACTACAATTCAAACAAAAAGAAATATGAGAAAAAGAATATATCAGTTAGAAGCTGATGTAAAAGAAGCAAGACAAAATGAAAAGTATGCTTTAGAACAAATGAATAAATTTAAAGTGTCTAATCAAAAATTAAGAAGAAAACTTAAGGAGGTAAAAAATGGATAAGGTTTATATAAGAACAAGAGATTTAGATGTTTATGATTATATGAGATTAGAAAATATTAAGAATAATCTAGGTTTAAATCTAAAAGATATTATTTCTTTAGAAGAATTAATTAGAATTTTAGAAAGTTTATACAATGAATATGAAAGTTTATATGATGAATTTGAAGATTTTAAAAAATATATAGATGGTAAAAAGGATGATGAATAATGAAAACTACAATAGCAAAGAAAACTGAAGGGTATGGTTATAAATATACTGAATTAGCTGACATAAATAAATTATGTGAAGAATCTGGAATTAGATATTATCAAGAAATTGAAACTTGTGAAATAAATGGTAAAGATTATATTATTACATATTTAGTTTATCCAGATAGTATTGAAAGACATAGAGGATGTCAAATAGTTGATGCTGTGTTAAGTGGTATTAAAAATCCAGTTCAAGAATATGGATCTAGTTTAACTTATTGTAGAAGATATAGTTTATTAATGGCATTGGGACTTGCAACTGAAGATGATGATGCAGCAAGTTTAACACAAGAACCAACAAAAGAAGAAGCATTAAATTATACATTTAATTTTGGTAAATATGCAGGAAAAAAATTAACTGAAGTTCCTACAAATTATTTAGCTTGGTTAATTGAAAACAAAAATGATGCAAGATTAAATACTTTAATTAAATTAGCAACAGGATTTGAAATGTTAAATGAAGATAAACAAAAAGAAAAAATAAAACTAATAAAAGCAATAGAAGATTTAGTATTTGAAAAGAATTTGGATTTAGAAGATATAAAAGAAAATTATGGTGTTGATTCACTTGCAAATCTAACTTATGAAGATACTAAAAAATTATATGGTGAATTAAATGGTTAAATATGAAGTTTATTATATTGGCAATTTAGTTAAAACTTTTAAAACATTAGGTGAAGCTGAAGAATATGTAAAAGCATGTTTAGAAGATTTAAAAGTAATATATGCTAATGAATTTAAAATAAAAGAGGTGAAAGTAGAAGATGGCAGAATATAAAACAGGATTATGGAAGAAAAAAGGTAAATCAGGAATTACATTTTGTTCTGGAAAAATAAAGATAGGAACACAAGAATATCAAATAGTTTTATTTAACAATGATAAAAAAGGAAATGATAAAGCACCTGATTTTAATTTGATTTTAAGAACTGAAGAAATAAAACAAGAATCACCAAAAGATAATGTAGATCCATTTAAAGCATTTGGTGAAATGATAGAAAATGAGGAAATACCATTTTGAGATTAATAGGTAATATAAATGACATTTTAATACAATTAGCATTATTTCCAAAAGATAAAGAATATGTATGTGATATTACTGAAGCAAAATCTAAAAGAAGTATAGAACAAAATAAAATGTTATGGGAACTAATACATAGAATAGCTGATAAAACACACAATGAAGATATAGATGTATATTGCAGTTTACTAGAAAGAACAGATGCTAAAAGTGAATATATTATTACAGCAGAAGATTTAGAAGATGAACTTAAGAAATCATTTAGAGGTGTTAAATTTATCAGGATGCAAGAAGTAAATGGTAAAGACTGTTATGTATATAAAGTCTATATTGGTAGTTCTAAAATGAATACTACTGAAATGACTTCTTTAATAGATATGGCAATGAATATATGTGTTGAATATGGAATAGATGTTTATGACTGATAAAGAAGTATATAAATACATAACTGAACTTGAACCATATTGCCAATTATGTGGTAGTCCATATAATTTGCATAGACATCATATTAGATATGGTGCAGAAGGTAGAAAAACATATATTGGAAATGTAATTGTATTATGTCAAAGATGCCATCAATTAGTCCATACAAATAAAAAGTATTGGCAACCTAGATTAATTGAAATTGATAAAAGGGTAAGAGGTGAACAATGATTTATATTGAATATCATAATTGTAAAAAGAAATATGATGAAATAAAAAAATTATATGAACAAATAGTAGAAGAAAAAGAAAGACTATTTATGAAAACTCAACCAAAAGCTGCAAGTATAGATAAAGTGTCAGTAGATGGTGGAAGTAAAAACAATTTATTTGATAATTACCTTATGGAAAAAGAAAAGAAACAACTTGATGTAAAGTTGGATGAAGTTAAAGTTCTAATAGATGATAGACAAAGAATTTTAGCTGATAAAGAAAAAGAATTAAGAGCAAGTAAAGAGTGGGTTGATAAGATCTATGTATATAAATATCTGGAATTATTACCAGTTAAAAAAATAGTAAATTATATACCTTATGAAGAAGCACAAATATATAGAATACTTGGTGAAATTAAAAGGAGGATTCAATGAATAAAAAATATTTATTAGTAATTTATTTAATAATATCAGTTTTAATATTACAAACATTTTTAATGTATAGAGTAGTAGATAAAATAATTGAACTTGATAATCATATAAAGGTTCAAGAAATAGATGGATAGTTTTGAATTATATAAAATAGCTTTAAGCCAATGGAATAAAGCAATGGAATATCATAATAATATTGAATATGAACCTAACAGAAGGGGGAAAAGGATTAAACAAACAAAATCTTACAAAGAAAGAGAAATTCAAAAGAAAGAATATGAAAAAGCAATATTTTATTACAAATTATATGAAAGTTATGCAAAGTTGGAAGAAAGGGAATTAAAAAAATGAATAATAGTCTTTTAATAACAATAATAATATGTATTACATTAATAGTTTTAGCTTTAATAAATAGGAGGAAAAAATGAAAGCAGCATTAATAACAATATTTGTAATTCTAGGTTTACTATTTATTATACTTGGAACATGGATTTGGTGTGCTTTATATCTAAATAAACAATTTGAAGGCAGCAATGAGGAAAAGTAAAGTATATGCTTTATATCATGGTGATAAGTTCTTAATAGTAGGAACAAAGGAAGAATTAGCTAATTATTTAAAAGTTAAAGTTGAAACTATAACATTTTATTCAAGCAAAGAATATAAAAAAAGAAGAAAATACAATTTTGATAATTGTTATTTAGTAATAGAGGTAGAAGATGAAAGAGATAACTAAAGAAGAAGCACAAAAATTACCTACTGGATCTATTTTTATTGTTTATAATCCATTAACTAATCAATACAAAGAAGAAAAAGCATCTAAAAAAGATATAGTCCATAATAAATATTGCTTTAGTGGATTAAAGTTTTATTTGAAAAAGTAGGAGGTAATTATGAAAACAAAAAGATATGAATTTTATAAAGAACAATTAAAAAAATATGAAACAAAAGAAGAAAAACTAGAATATTTAGAACAATTAAAATTCTTATTAGAAATGGTTGATAGATGGACTGATGCAGACAAAGAAAGTTTTGATGCAATATGTGAACTTATAGATGAGGTTAATAATGAATAAAGAAAAAGATATTAAAGAACTTATAGATAGTATGATAGGTTGTATAAAGTTTAAAGAAGAAAGAATAAAAAAATTAGAAGAAGAAATAATAGATTTAAGGGCAGATTATGGAACAAAAACACAAATAGAAAGAGATTTAGCAATAGATAAAATAGAAGAATTAGAAGAATATATAGAAAGATTAAAAGAAGAAAACAAGAAATTAAAAGCAGAATTAGAATTATATAGAGATAATGAATTATATTTGAATAACAAAATTGATAAAGTAATAGAATATATTAGTAAACATAATTGTATTGCAACTTATGAAGAATACAAACCAACAGAATATGAATATTGTTGTAGTTCAGACTTATTAGAAATATTAAAAGGTGAAGATAATGAATAAATACTATATAAACAAAATAAAAAAACTAATAGAAAAGAATACTTTATATGAAGAAACATTTGGTTGGAAGGAATTAAAACCATATCTATTGTTAGATGAGAAAGAATTAAATAAATTACTAAAATATATTGAAAAATTAAAGGTTAAAAAATGACAAAATATGAAATATTAAGTTTTATAAATGGTTTCTTAACAGCAACATCAATATTATTGTTAATTTGGACATATTATAGACTAAAAAAACAATGGAGGTAATATGTTAATAGATATAGTAGATTTTCTAATAGGTTTTGTATTAGCTGCAATAATATATGCAATAGTAGTTTTAGTAATAAAAAAGAGGTAATAAAATGAATAAATTTAAACTTATAAAAACATTAATGAAAAGATTAAATATTGATTATTATAAGTATTATCCTGAAAATAATACTCTGGTAATATTTGAACCATTACCAATGTCAGTATTTATGGCAATTAGAAAGATATTAAATGACACATATATAGACATAATTGAAAAAGGCAATAAATATGAGTAGATTAAGAGAAAAATTATTTAAAACATATAAATTAGAAGAATTAGGATATGATTTTTTAGGTTATACATTTGGATCTAAAAAAGAATTAAGCACACATCATATAATACCAAAACATAGTGGAGGAAAAACTAAAACTGATAATTTATGTATATTAAATAGATTCACAAGTCATAATTACATACATTTAATTGAAGAATATGATTATAAAGTATTTTTAGAAATAAGTAAGTATTTAATGGAACAAATAAAAAAAGGTGAAATAAGCACAGAACAATTATTAAGAATATATGATGCATTAGAATTTTTTGAATTTAAGTTTAGAGATGAAGAAGATAGACATGGGGAATTATTAATTAAACCAGAATATAAAGAAAAAAGAATAATATTAAAAGATGATAGAAAATGATAGAAAATGATAAAAAATGATAGTTTATATATAGTAAAATATTATCATAGGGAACTAGCATTAAAGAAAGTATGTTCTCTTTAATTATATATTTAATTTTATTTTAAATGGGTGTGCTTTAATTGAACTAATACTGACCTACAATTAAAGCTGGGAACAGGGAAACCACTGTATTTGCTGTTGAAGGGTTGGCAGGGTGGTTTAATGGAAGGAAGAAGTAAATGGAAAGAATTATTAAAATTTCAAATAAAGATTACAAAATGAAAGCAAGTGCTTTAACTCAATTTAGTTATAGAAATGAAACTGGAAGAAGTTTTTTAAAAGATGTTCAAAAATTAGCTGAAATAGATGAAACTGATATGGATGCTATTGATGAATTAACAGAACTAATTTTAAAAGTTGCTTATGTAATGATTAAAGAAGCTGATAAAACACAAATAACAAATTTTGAAGAATTTTTAAGCAATATAGAAAATTTATATGATAATACAGAGTGGATAAGTGAAGTATTAGAACTTGCATGTTCACCCTTATCAAGGCAACTACAAAGAAATAAAAACTAATGGATCTAATGATGAACCAATAGATGAATATGAAGTAGTTGCATTAGCAAAAAGATTAAATATAACAATGGAAGATATGTCAAATATGTCATTTGTTAGTTTAATCAATATACTTTTATCAACTGTTGAGGAAGATAAAGAAAAACAAGCTAATCAAAGTGATATAGATAAGTTTTTTGGGTAGGTGATAATATGATTCCAAAAAAAATACATTATATCTGGTTTGGTAAAGGTGAAAAAAACGAAAGAATAAAGACTTGCATTGAAAGCTGGAAAAAATACCTACCAGATTATGAAATAGTAGAGTGGACTGAAGATAATTTTGATATTAATATAAATGATTTTGCTAAACAAGCATATGATAGTAAAAAATGGGCATATGTTAGTGATGTTGCAAGATTATGGGTTTTATATAATGAAGGTGGAATATATATGGATACAGATGTTGAAGTATATAAACCTTTAGATGAATTTTTAGATAATGAAGGATTTATTGGATTTGAAGATATACATTATTTATCAACAGGTATAATTGGTGCTGAAAAGAATAATCCTATAATTAAGTATTTATTAGATTATTATAATTGTATTGATTTTAAGGCATATGATAATTGGCAAGATTATATAACTAATAATGAAACTTCACCATGTATATTATCTAATTTATTTGAATTATTAGGATTAAATAGAGATGAAAATATAGAACAACATATAAAACATTTTAGTATATATCCAAAAGAATATTTCCATACACAAAATGAAGGTTATACATATCACTCATGGAACGGAAGTTGGTAATTATGATAGAACATGAAAATATATTTTATATAAGAGATTTAAGTGAAATTGGTGGTGTTGAAACCTTTATATGGGAAATGGTTAAAAAATACCAAAAATATGATATAGCAGTTGTATATAAAACAGCACATAAAAAACAATTAGAAAGATTACAAAATTTATGTATGTGTTATAAACATACTACTCAAAGAATTAAATGCAAAACAGCAATAATAAATTGGGATACATCAATTATAGATTATATAGAAGATGGTGCAGATATATACCAAACAATACATGGTGATTATTCTAATCCAGTATATACATGGCGACCTTTAACACATCCTAGAATCAAACAATATATATGTATAACTAAACATGTATTAAAGACATTTAGTGAATTAATGAAGGTTGATAATGTTATACTAGGATATAATCCTTTAACAATAGATCCAGAAGATAAATTACTTATATTAGTATCTGCAACTAGATTAAGTCCTATTAAAGGTAAAGCTAGGATGGAAAAACTAGGTAATGCATTAAATGATGCTGGTATTAATTATATATGGTATGTATTTACAAATGATACTGAAGCAATTAAAAATGATAATATTGTATATATGAAACCTAGATTAGATGTAGGAAAGTGGATATCAAAAGCTGATTATGTAGTTCAATTAAGTGATACAGAAGCATGTAGTTATACAATAAATGAAGCATTATATAGAAATATTCCTGTAATAACAACACCACTTCCATATTTAGAAGAAATAGGTGTTAAAGATGGTATTAATTCATATATATTAGATTTTGACTGTAAGAATATGAACCACATAGTAGATAATATAATGAACATACCTAAATTTGAATTTAAACAATTAAAAGATAGTTATGATAAATTATTAAGTCATAAACCATCACATTTTAAGGAGGATAAATATATGAAGGTTAAAGTAGAAGCATTAGATACTTATGAAAAGTTTAATGTAATTGATTATGAACTTGGTAGAGTTCCTAAAGCTGGTGAACAATTTGAAGTATCTAAAGAAAGATTCAATGTATTATCTGGTAATAATGAACTAGGTAAAGTATTTGTTAAGATAGTAGAACCAGTTAAACCAGAAGTAAAGAAAGCAACATTACCAAAGAAGAAAGAAACTAAAAGAAAGAAATAATATTAAATGAGTTATGGAAATAGAAGAAAGTTCTATTCATCAAAAGCATGGGAAGATGTAAGAAAAACAATATGGTTAAAACAAAACTTATTATGTAATAGATGCCATAGACCAGTTTATGTAGATGGTATTAGTGAGTATATACCAAAAGAAAATAGAAGAACTGGTATTGTTCATCATAAGATATATTTAGATGATAACAATGTATATGATATGAACATTACATTAAACCCAGATAATTTAGAAGGAATATGTTTAGACTGTCATAATATAGAACACAATAAGAACAATGTTATTAGACCAGACTACATATTTGATGCTAATGGTGATGTAATACCTGTTAATCAAGAGAAGGATTAGAGGTATACTAGGGGGGTATATTTATATTATGCTAAACCTAGAGGGAAC